AGAAGGGCAAGACTCCCACCGAAAGGTGCTGGTCGGCGTGATATGGCCGCTCGCAAGAAGAAGGCCGTCAAGAAGGCCACCAAGGACAAGGGAGGCCGCCCGACCCTGCTGATGGAGCCCGAGATCCGCAAGCGGCTGCTCAATACGATCAGGCTGGGCAACTATGAGCGTGTCGCCGCGGAGGCCGCCGGAATCAACCCGAGGACCCTAAGTCTTTGGAAGGAAAAGGGTAACGCCGATCTGCTGTCTGGAGCGGACACGACGTACTCTCGGTTCGTGCAGGACCTTACGCGCGCTCGCGCGGAGGGCGAGGTCGGAATGGTCGGCCAGTTGCGCCGAGCAGGGGCCGGATACACCGACACTTGGAAGGAGATGGTCAAGAACCCCGAGTACCATCCGGAGCGGAACCCGGACGCCCCGAAGCTCATCGAGGTCACCAAGACGCGCCGGGTGCCTGCTGATCCTCGGGTGACGATGTTCGTGCTGGAGCGGACTCGCGAGACATGGCGCCGCTCGGACCGCCTCCAGCTATCGGACGACGGGACTCGGGAGCCCATGACTGAGGACGAGCTGGAGCGCCTCAGGAAGACTTTGAACCGCCATGCTGGGAAGAGGCCTCGGAAGGACAAGCGTGGCTTCCTGTCTCGCCTGCTCGCCGACGAGGACGAGTGAGCGGTCCGGCCCCGGCGGAGCTGGCCCACCTCGCTGAGGAGGCCGTCATTACGCTCGCCCGACAGGAGTTCGGGGCGTTCATCGAGTACGTCGGGAAGGACCGCCGCGGCCACCCCATCGAGCAGCACGAGCTCCATGAGCTTCTCTGGGAGGTGGCCGAGGAGGCTTGGGATCTGGGCCTGTTCCTTTGCGCCATGATCCCGATGGGTCACGGCAAGACCACTCAGTGCTGCTATCGAGCGGCCTTTGAGATCGGCCGCGACCACAACCTGATCGGCTGTATCGTCACGGACAACGACCCCAACGCCGTGATGCGTCAGGAGCTGGTCCGCGAGATCATGGCGACGGAGGAATACAGGCGGGTCTTCCCGGGCGTCAAGATGGTCGACGGCAAGGATTCCAAGGGGGCCTTCACCATCCAGAGGACGGGTCACTCCAAGGACGCTACCCTCGACAGCCTCGGGGTCATGAGTGGCGTAGGTGCGCGAGCCTCCCTGCTGATGCTGGACGACGTTATCACTTTGAGAAACGCCCTGTTCATGCCTGCAGAGCGCCGGAAGGTCTATGACGCCATCCGCTCGACATGGTCGTCCCGTCCCATGCTTGGCGAGGAGGACGAGCCGAACCGGATCATCTGGATCCAGACGGCCTATCACGACGATGATGCCGCGGCCCGTCTCCGCCGCGACCCCGATTCCGGCTGGGTCTTCCTGATCGTCAGGGCGGAGGCGCCCTATGAGGACTTGCTGGTCGAGGTCTGGATGAAGGGCAAGCTCCGCCGCTCGGCTAGGATCCCGGGCTTCCACTCAGCGAATGAGCTTCAGGTGATGGCTGGTCGGATGGGGCCGACCCATGCGGGGCGGGGCCTCGGGAACCGGGCGCTGTCGGGAGAGGAGCAGCCGTTCAAGGAAGAGATGTTCGGGGCGCCGCCTCCCCTGCCTCTGCTGAAGTACCGCCGCCGGGTCATGGTTGTCGATCCAGCCGGCGACGCCACCAAGACGCGGACCGCCGACACGGACTATTGCGCCAATGCGCTGATCGGGCTCAGGGCCGATGGTGTATGGGAGGTCGTCCGGTGCGAGCGGGTCAGGGGCTCGCCGAGCGTGCAGGCGGAGTTCTCCGCGAGGAACGCGAAGGAGTGGCGCCCCACCGAGTTCCACCTTGAGGCCGTCGATATGACGTTCCCGACCGTGATGGGTCAGGCCCTCCGCCGCCTCAAGGTCCCGATCAAGGTCCGGGAGTTCAAGCCGACCCAGAACAAGATCTACCGGATCATCGAGATCCTTGAGCCACCCCTCTCCAGCGGGGAGCTGGTCTGCGACGGCGAGACATTCGGGGCCTTGCGCTCAGAGGCCCTCAGCTTCCCCGTGGGAGCCCATGACGACATGGTGGATGCGGTAGCCTCGGCCTACCGGATCGCCACCTCTACCGGCCCGAGCAAGATCAGGGCGACCACTGAGCGCCCGACCTTCCTTCAGGAGCAGGCCCGCAAGGTCCCCCAGATCCGCCGAGCCAAGTTGTGGGATGGCGAGTGAGCCTCCGCCCGGTTACGATGCGGCCATGGTCCAACAGCGCGCGGTGAAGGTTCTGCCCGGACGAGGTCGCGTGACCGCGCATATCAACGAGAGCGCCGCTGCTCTCCGTCAGGCGCAGGACTTCCGCCGCGACTCCGAGGACACCGGCCTCGACATCTGGCAGGGCCGCCAGCTCGGAAGCAACGCATCTCTCGAGCGGGACATGACGCCGATGGAGCGCTTGCGCGCGATCCGGCTCTCGCGTACCAACTACAAGCGGAGTGGCGTCTACGGACAGATCCTCGACAAGATCGTGGACTTCACGCTTGGCGACGGGATCGCCATCGAGGGCTTCGAAAGCCCGTCCGTCGAGAGGCACGTTCGCCGCTTCCTTGAGAACCCGCTGAACGCATGGGACCGCAAGCTGAAGGATCGGTGGCGGGCCTGCCTCACCGATGGCGAGCTGGTCCTGAACGTCATGACGGACCGCCGCAACCCCGGTGAGATCGGTCGCCCTGTTCCGACCGGGCTGGTCCGCCTCGGCCGCTACGAGCCCGACCAGATCGTGGACGTCTCGGTCAGCAAGCACAATCAGGACCGCATCGTGGACCTGACGCTTGAGATCGAGCTGAGCAAAAAGAAGTTCCCGATTGCAGAGCCGGGTCGGATGCCCACCGAGAACGAGACTGTGGTCGACGGCAAGGTGGTCAAGGACGGGACCATGAGCGCCCTGTCCTACTGGGCCGTGAATCAGCTCGGCGTCCGGGGCCTGCCGTACCTCTCGCGATCCATCGACAAGGCCACCATGCTCGATGAGCTGGTCGAGGCCCTGTCGCGCAAGGCGGAGTACACCAACCGCTTCTGGGTCCATGGCGTCTACGACCCCACCGGGGACGACTCCAAGGACAAGGCGTTCGAAGAGAAGCTCCTCGGGTTCCTGACGTCCGCCCTGCCGGGTGAGGCGCAGGTCACGAGCAAGGACGTCGAGATCAAGGTGCTCGCGCCTGACCTCAAGATGCCGGACCATGCCAGCCTCTACGAGCTGGTCCTCGACTACATCCTCGGAAGTCACGGCATCCCGCGAATGTGGTTCAGCTCCGGAGGGGACACGAACCGCGCGACCGCCGTTGAGCAGGGGACCCCGATCCACCGCTCGCTGCTCTCGCTTCAAGAGGAGCTACGCTGCAACATCGAGGACTTGATCCTCTACGTGGTCTGGCTCGGCAAGGAGTCCGGCCGGATCCCGATTGACGCACCGACAGGCTTCTCGGTGGTGATGTCCCAGACAGCTACGAGGGACACCCTCCGGGACGTCGACGAGATGATGCGCCTCAGCACCATGCTGACGGAGGCGGTCGTGAGTGGGAAGCTGCACCCCGGCGAGGCGCAGACGGCTTTCCGCAACGCCTTCGCCGCCAAGACACAGTGGGAGATCGACTTGGAAGAGGAGCCGCCGGATCCGTCCGCGATGGCTACTATCGCTCCGGTCATTCCCGCGTTAGAATCCCGTCTGCCGGGTCACCGGCGCCAACGCCGCGGAGAAACCGAATGAAGCTCGTCGCTCGCAAGGTCCTCATCATCCCGTTCAACCACGAACCCAAGACCCTTGTGGAGGACTCCGCTCTGGGCTGGTGGCTCGCCATGAGCCAGCGTCACGGCGTGGAGCGATGCCGCGAAACGGACACGGGCGCTTGCGCCGTCCTCGTGGCGCACCCCGACCCGATGGAGGGCGACCCGCCCTACGTCACGCGATGGTTCCGGGCTCTCCCGAACCACAAGATCGAGTGGGGCGAGAAGTACCGAGGTCACCGCACGGTAGGCCTCTCGTGCCCTGAGGCGGACTTCAACCGCGACCGCGCCGCAGGCCTCCGCCGGAAGGCTCGCGAGGGTCGGTGGACACCTGAGGAGGCTGAGCGCCGGATCGCGCGAGGCCCCAACCGCTCGCCGGTTAAGCTGCCGAGCACGGAGGCTGAGTAATGGCTGTTGGTGCCTATGCCCAAGGAATCCTCTCCGCGCTGACGGACTGGCTCACCACCGCGGACCTGTACGCGGTTCTGGTGGATCAGGACTACACGCTCAACAAGGAGACGCACGACTTCCTGAACGACATCACCGACATCTACGGCGGGACGTCGAAACAGCAACTCGACTCGCAGGCGGTAGCGATCGACCTCGCGCTCGATCAGGTGGAGATCACCGCCGCCGCGGAGGTCTTCTCGGCCGTCGCGATTTCCGGCACGGATACGGTGGAGGCGGTCATCGTCTTCGACAACGCGCCGGCGACGGACGCCACTCGTCCCCTCGTGGCTCACGACGATGGTGGATCCGGCTTTGGGCTGACGCCCAACGGGTCGAACATCACCTACACTCCGGACCCGACCAACGGCATCATCTACTACGACTACGGAGCCTGATCGAATGGCACACGCAATTATCACGGGCGCTCGACGCGGCGATGCGGGCACGGCCCTCAGCGTCGGCATCATCTACGCCATCCCGGTTGCCGACCGGGTTGCCAACGCGGTCCACACCGCGTCGAGCGACCTCGCGGAGCCCGTCGCGTCCATCGCGACCGTCGCCGAAAAGGACGCGCTCGACGCCGGCGAGGCCGTCTACTTCACGAGGTCGATGGTGATCCCGCTCGGGATGTCCCTTGCCGATGCACGCACGAACGTCGAGCGCAAAGCTCCGGATTGGGCCGCGAAGGTCATCGGCGACTACAAAAAGAAGTACCTGCTGTACGGCAAGGACTTCACGTTCACGGAGGCGTAACGGATGGGCTGGACTACTCTCCCCACCTCGCAGACCAAGGCTGCGCAGGACGATACCGAGGCGTACTTCGATGCAGTAGCCCTCAACCCCGGCGAGATCTCACACGTTCGGATCACGGGGGACAACAACGACGCGACTCCCAGCGATGATCTCGAAGTCAAGGTCTACGCCTGCCTTGAGGACTCGACCGAGGAGTGGGACACGATCCCCTTCATGACGTTCGTGATTGCGGCTGCGGACGCAGCGCAGAACGTCGACCAGCTCCTGTCGTTCCAAGTCAGCGGCGTCTACAAGTACCGCGTCGGTGTCGCCAGCTCCGGAGCGACCGACACTTGGGATGTCGAGCTGGACCACCGCGAAGACGGCGTCAACGCCTAACGGGGACTCCCCGTGGCGCTTTCGCTTCGTGACCCGTCCAACTCATCCGGCGTCGGTATGCGCGCCGGGAGCGCGGCTACGGCCCCGTTCCAACAATGGCCGATTTCCATGTTCACATGGGCACGCACGTTGGAGACGTCGTCGTTCGGATCACAGGCGGTCATGTGGATCGGTCGCGCCGCCGCGACAAACGAGTTTTGCGCCATCCGATTTCAAAACAGCGGAAACATCCGGGCGACCGTTACGTCATGGGGGGGCACCGGAATTGCGGCGGAGATCCCGGGAGGGTGGAACGTCGGCGAATGGTATCCAATCCTCGCCATTTACGAGGAGCAACGGGTCGAGGTTTACACCGTGATAAACGGTCGTGTGGTCACGGCGTTCGCCACGGACAGCGGCACCCGGGACAATTCATCGTTCGGCCGCATCGCCGTGGGTTACAACGCCGACTCTTCCCCCAACGCGCACTTCCGCGGGGACGCCGCACATATGTCGATGTGGAATCGACGATTGACCCCCAGCGAAATTCATGGCCTGCTACAAGGCGACGTCCCGAACGAGTGGCACCCCGGGGGCTTGGAGTTCTACCACTCCGGGATGTCGCCGGGACGACCCATCGGATCAGGGGGGTATAACGACCCGCACCCGAATCATTTCCTCGGTCAGCCTATGACCGTCATGGAAGGCGGGTTGACAACCACGAGCCCGACACCCGGGCACATCTACGACGATTCCTCGGAGCCTCCGGGGATGATTTATCGGAGCAAGCAGCCCCGACAGCGCCGCCGCGTCTGGACGACGGGCATCGCGAAGCCGACGAGCGACGGCAAGTACCCCAACAAGAGCACGGTCCTGCCGGTCAAGGTCGTGGAGACGATCCCGCACCGCTCGCCTGTTGCCAACACTCGGATCAAGCCCGCGCAGATCGCTCTCTCAATCAGCGACGTTGCCCCCGAGTGGCGTTGGTTCTGGCGCAAGCTGTCGTTCTTTGTTCTCCCGTCGCACAGAGGCGGGGAGACGCCGCGCATCCACTACGTCAATGGGGTGTACCCCGACACGGACGGGAAGGCCCTCCCGCTCACCAGCTACGGTTCGGGAGCATGGAAGGAGAACAAGACTGGTCGGGCTTGGGACAATGTCGGCGTTAGTGGCCTGCTGGCGCGCAACGATGCCTATGCCGCCTCCGGCCCGAACATGAACGAGGACGGAATCACGGTGGGGTTCCTAGGGGTTTCGCCTCACGACGGCGGGATGTGCTTGACTGAGTTCCGATACACATCTGGCGACTACAACTTCGGCCTCTACCGTTCAGGTACTTCGCTTCAATATCTCTACTATGACACCGGCGTTAGTGTGGGGGGAGGGCTTACGGTTCCCGACGACCGCGCCTACCAGATCGTTGCTGCGGAATCCGCCGAAACGCGATTCATGGTTGGCGAGGACTATGCAACGGGATCGGGGATCACGTTGGTAAACGAGGGGGCAGGCGTAGTCATCGGCGTCCTCTGCCGATGGAACAATGGAGAGAACATTCGTTTTGAGTGTGACAACGGCGACGTAGAACTTGCGTGGGCCTGCAACGCCGCACTGACCAAGCAGGAAATGCAGAGGGTTCGTGACGCGGGGTTCGCGCCGTTCGCGAAGGCGCAGCCCCGCCGCTTCATCCGTGAGCGCCGCTTCTCCAAGAGGATGCCGAGGCGATGAGCCGCATCTTGATGCCCTCGCGCTATGCGCGCACGAGGTCAGACAGCCCGCGCAACAAGCGGTGGATTTGGGACGATCTGACGGCGTACTATCCGTTCTTTGCGTTCCCTCCGCAGGACGGGGTTTGTCCGAATCTCGCGGACCAGCGCACCGACAAGGTCGAGATCGTTACCGCGTCCGGCTTCCCGGCGAAGGTCGTGACGCGCATAGGGCAGGGTTGGGAGACGAACAGTTTCGACCCGGAGGTAAACCTAAAGCACGACGCGCCTCCGAGTGAAGCGACAATCCTCTGGCTTGGCGAGATCCTGACGGCCCCGAATGAGGGCGCCGGGACGACGCTCTATTCCCGCTCGCACCCGACGCTGACTAACCGCTATATCTCCGTTCAGTACCGGGGAACGTCCTACGGCGTTTCCGGCGAGCAGGGAATGGCCTGTGTAACGAGGAACAACGGCAACCAGTACAGCGCAGCCTACGGCCCAAACACCGGCTCCAAGATAGGCCTCCATTGCGTCGTAGGCTCCACCGAGAGCGAGGGTGGAGAATCGTCCGGCGTCTCGTGGAACGGGAAGCCCGCGCAGATCGTCGGCACGGACGGTATTGCCGACGGAACCCTCTCCCTCGCGTCGGTCGGATATTTCGACTACGCGGGAAACGCCTACTACCACAACACCGGGCTGGCTCATCTCGTCGTCATGGAGTGGGGCAACATCGTCCACTTCAAAAAGACTCCGTTACTCTCGAACCCGGATTGGCTCGTCGATGCGATCACGCGACCCGTTCGCCTCGGTTGGGTCCGCACGCTGGAGCCGGTGTCCGAGGAAGTCACGGGACCGCAGGGGCTCACCGGCGTCGGCTCACTCGTCACGGTTGCGGCCGGTGCTGGCTCGCTATCGGGGACCGGGTCGGCCGGGCTCACGGGCTCTGGTTCTCCCGTCACCGTCGCCGCAGGATCGGGTACGGCATCGACCGGCGGACAGTTCCTCACCGGCTCCGGGTCACCCGTCACGGTCGGCGCGGGCGCCGGGACCTTGAACGGAACCGGATCAGCCCCCCTCGCCGGTCAGGGCTCGGCGGTAGCGGTAGCCGCGGGCGCGGGGTCGCTTGATGGGACCGGGACCGCCAGCCTCGCGGGCGCGGGGTCACCCGTCACGGTAACCGCTGGCGCGGGAGGGCTCGCAGCCGGTGGCGCTTCGCTGGCCGGGGCGGGCTCCCCTGTCAACGTCGCTGCTGGCGCCGGAGGACTGGCCGCAACAGGCTCCGCCTCGCTACAGGGCTCAGGAGCCCCGGTGAGCGTCGAGGCCGGTCTGGGGGCGCTGGTGGGCTCAGGTGGCGTGGCCCTCCCGGGCTCAGGATCCGGGGTCACCGTAGGCGCGGGCGCGGGCGGTCTTGCCGCGGGCGGGGTCAGTCTGGTCGGGGCCGGTGCTCTGGTGCAGGTCGCCGGCGGATCCGGAGCGCTCACCGGGACAGGGAACGCGAACCTTTCAGGTCAGGGCGCCCTCGTGACCGTCGCGGTCGGGAGAGGCGGAATCTCGGGAGGGGACGTCCTCTCCTACGCGACCCACCGCCTCCTCGGCGTGGTCCGGCTCGTAGAGCTCCGAGGCATCACCGGCCGCTCCACGATAACTGGTAAGGTGACGTCGTGAGCCCCACCGGACCCAAGGACTATGACGAGCCGATCCCCGTCTTCATCGGGGAGAGCTGGAAACCCGAGATCACCGTCAGGGATGGAGTCCGCACCTCGGCCCTGCCTGACGGCGCGACAGTGGACATCTCCTCAGCGAACCGCGACGTCCTCCTGACCATCTACAAGCCGGACGGCTCTGCGAACTACGTTCGCTCCCTCGTGGACGACGGGACCAAGACGGACGCGCCGAACGGCAAGGGGGAGTTCGCGGTCGCAGACACCGTGACGGCCCTGTGGGGCGAGGGCGTCTACGCTTGGGAGATGGAGTATCAGGACTCGACGCCGACGCCTGAGACGAAGCTGCTGATCGCGACGGGCACCATCGTCGTGCGGAAGAAGCCGAGTGCCTCGTAGTGACCTTGGCCGCTACGAAACCAAGGCCCTCCATGGGGTGCTCAACACCCTCAAGCGCTCACGCGCGGACCTGATCGACCTGCTCACGAAGGGCGTGGATCCTTCGGGCAAGACGCCCTCGGACTTCGATAGCTTCTTCGCCGCCGAGCGGGCGGACGCCATCAACCGCGAGATGGACGCCGTGACGGACGAGCTGCTACGCCGCGTCGACAATGAACTCGCGGGCATCGCGCAGGTAGGCGTCGAGGACTTCAACCGTTCAGCGCGATCCGCCTCCACTCGGATGCCCACCGTTGGCGTGGACGCAAACACCGTCGCGTTGGTGCAGGAGATCGCAGGCGCGAAGATCGCGCAGGTCACCGCGGTCATGAAGGCCGACGTCCGAATCGCCATCTCTCGAGCTGTCTCCGGAGGGCTCACGATCCCGCAGCTACAGGCGGAGATCAAGACCATCATGGGGGGCGAGCGCACCGCAGCCCAGATCGAGCGCATCATTCGGAATGAGATCGGGACCGCCTACTCGCAGGCGCAGGCCGCCGCGAACGATGAGCTGATTGACGCGGGCGCCGAGGAGGACCTCATCAAGGTCTGGCGGACGACCGGGGACGGGCGCTCTCGGCCGGAGCACCGAGACATCCATGGTCAAGAGCGGGAGCTTTCCGACCTGTTCAACATGGGCAACCACAAGGCCGGAATCGTCATCACGTTTGAGGACGGTCCGTCGCGCAAGGGCCACCGGATCAACGGCCCCCAAGACCCTACCCTCCCGATCCACCTTGCCATACAATGCCGCTGCACGGTGTCGTGGGTCCCTCGATCCAAGGCCCGACAGAGCTACATCACGAAGGACCCGAAGAAAGCGCGCAAGAAGGAGGCACTGACGCCATGATCACCCTGTTTGCTGGCCCGAAGAACAAGGGCATCCACAAGCTGCTGTTCGTCCCTGCCGGGGACTCTCTCGATTCGACGGCCCGTCATGGGTGCGTCATCGAGGGACCGGCCATCGTCTACGATGTGTTCAGCCCCATCAAGGACCCCGACCCGACCGGAGCCCGCTTCAAGCACGAGCTGGAGTCGTCGGCCGTCCACTACGGCGTCACCGAGGCCATGGGCGACGATTCGATCCCGGACGAGTGCAAGGACGCTCTCCTGAATGCGGAGGGCGTGCCCGGGCTCAATGAATTCCTCGCCAAGGTGCAGGACGCCCCGGGGGCGGACGAGGGCCTCACGCCGCAGGAGAAGGGCGCCATCACGAAGCGGAAGAACGCGATCCGGAAGGATCTGGAGACCGCTGACGGGTGGGACGCGCTCTCCGAAGAGGAGCAGGCCGCGGCCGTCGACGACGAGTACGCGACCCAGACGGGCGACTAGGCCCTTGCGGGCGGATGCGATCCAGCTACAATCCGGTCATGTCGGTACTGCTGGGTCGCATCCTTCGAACCGTGGAGTCTGGACCGAAGCGCCACGTTCGCGAAGTGGTGCTGATCGAGGCCGGATGGAGCTTGAACGGAGGCTTCTACCCCGCGGCGACCCTGATCGCAGCCGTCCAAGAGGGGCTCTTTGAGCGCCGACCGGCGATGCTGCTGGAGCGGGTCACGGCAGACGGAAGCGTCGCCGACCACCAGACCGAGGATGACCTTGTAGGCAAGGAAGTCCTCAACCAAGTGGGGTTCTACGAGAGCGCGCGATGGGACCCCGATGTGGGCGAGCGCGGTGCAGTCGTGGCGAACCTCGTGGTGCTGGAGTCCGAGGACGAGGACCATGTCTCGCAACGGTTCCTCTCCCACCTGAAGGCCCTTGAGGAGTCGGAGGGGATGGACACCATCGGCCTCTCCATCAACGGCCTCGGTTCCGAGCCCACCTCGGACGGCCGGATCGACCAGATTGACGAGATTTTCTCTGTGGACATTGTGACGCAACCTGCCGCTGGCGGTAAGATCGGCCATCGTGTAGCCGCGTCGGTGTCTCGACCCAAGCGGGATAGGAGCCCCAAACCCATGAAACTGCTGGCCGCGCTTCGCGCAATGTTCCCCGTGCTCATGTCGGGCCTCCGCCTGACAGAGAGCGACAGCGAGGGCGTCATCCTCAAGACGCTCATCCGCCGAATCAAGGAGTCCGAGGAGGCCGCCAAGGAGGCCGGCGAGCACCTCGATGAAGATCCCGCCGAGCTGCGGGAGATGGACGCGACGGAGCTGCTGGATCAGGCCATGCAGATCCTTGCCGCGGCCAAGGAGCAGATCGGAGGCGTCGCCGGAGGCGACACCGAGGAGCCCGTCGAGGAGGCGGACGGAGACGAGGAAGAGGAACTCTCCGACGAAGAGAAGAAGAAGATCAAGAAGGCCCTCAGCGAGAGCGAGCGCAACGCCGCCGCCGCTGCCGCCTCCGCCAAGTCCGCCAAGGCGTCCGAGAGGAAGGCCCTTCTCCGGGAAAGCCGCCTGCTGCTCAAGGATCAGATCACGAGCCAGAAGCTGCCGACCGCGGTCGGGACGCGGATGCTCAAGGCCTACGATAAGGCGCCGGTCATCCTCACTGAGTCCGCCGCCAAGTCGCTCGTGAAGGAGCAGGTCGAGATCATCGACGAAGTGCTGCAGACGCGCGGCGCCTCCGACCTGACGGTTCTCCGCGAGGCGCGGGACAATCAGGGCGACATCCTCGCCTATATGTTCCACGACGGCGTCGACGTCAGCAACGAGGTCAAGACCATGGCGCAGAAGGAACTCGGCATGAGTTTCTCACGCTTCATGGAGGCGTTCCTCGGCGTGGACATCCGCGATGCCGTCCGAGGCCACGGCCACCGGATGCGGATGCGCGAGGCCATCAACGACACCAACTTCGATCAGGTGTTCGCGGACGTCATGAACCGCGCGGTGCTCGCTGAGTACGGCGGACTGACGAAGTACAACTTCGACCGAATCGTCTCCTACGAGAGCTTCAACGACTTCCGCAGCCGGAAGCTCGTGACGCTGGGCTACTACGGCAACCTGCCGACCGTAGCCAAGGGAGGCTCGTATGTGGCCCTGACCACGCCGACCGACCGTCAGGAAACCATCGCGCTCGCCAAGAAGGGCGGAACCGAGAGCATCCTCATGGAGGACGTCCTCAATGACGACCTCGGGCTCTATCAGGCGATGGTGAAGCGGATCGGCCGCGCCGCCAAGGAGACGGCCTACGCGACCGTCATGAGCCTGATCCGCAAGGCCTCCCAGCCGACGATGGCGGACGGCGACAAGCTCACCGACCTGACCCGTTCCCCGGCGAACGAGCTGACGGTCGCGCTGTCGAAGGACGCCGCGGGCAAGACGGCGTTCATCAACGCGGTCATCCAGATGATGTCGCAGACCGGAGGCTCCGGCGAGAAGAAGGGCGTCACGCCGTCCACGATCATCCTGCCGTTGCAGTTGGTCGAGGCGTGGTCGTACATTCGCAAGGAGCTGGTCGGCGGCCTGACGGGCGTCGAGGTCCGCGAGACGATGGAGCAGCTCGGCGCGGTCATCCCGGAGTTGATGATCGACCTCGGGACCACCAACGCGACGGATTGGTTCCTCCACTCCAACGAGGTCAAGAACCTCGTCTTCGCGACCTTGGGCGGCCGACGCGAGCCGGAGATCTTCCTCGCCGACGACGAGCGGTTCGGGAATATGTTCACCAAGGATCAGCTCGACCTGAAGGTCCGCTTCATCTACGCCGCTGCCGCTGCCGACTTTGTCGGGGTGCAGGGCAACGACGTCGCCTAAGACCTTCCCTGACCATCAAGAAACGGGGCGCCTCTCGCATAGGGAGGCGCCTCGCCTTATAATCCGGCCATGTCGCGACGGCCCCCCTTCACCGCCCTCTCGCAATACGCCGAAGCCCTGAAGGGACTGGTCCCCGACGCGCGGGGCAAGATCATCGACGCGGACGTCATCGAGGACGCGCTCAAGGTCTACAACGAGCAGCATCCCGCGGTAGAGACGCAGGACATCGGTGACGGCTCCCAGTTCGAATGGCCGATGGGCTCGGCCCCCTTCACGCGATGGGATGAGGGCTTCTCGGAGAACTACCCCGTCAAGGTGGAGGAACTCACAGCCGGCGAGCCTCAGCGGCCGCAGGTATGGCTCACCGAGGATCGATCCTTCTGGTTTGAGCGCAGGTACGTCTCGGGCGTCCTGACCCGCGTGCTCGTGTTCAACGACATCCCTTCGGTCGATGAGGTTCGCGTCCACTTTTCTCGACGCCACCTACTCGATAACGCAGGGGTCAGCGAGGTCCCCGAGCACCACCAGATGGCCGTGGTCTGGGAGGCCGCCTCGCTCAAGTGCCAGATGCTCGCGCAGGTCTACCGCTCCTCGGTCGACCATGGGCTCGGCGCTCTCGCCGGGGGAGTGGACGAGAAGGCGGACGCCTACGAGCGTGACGCCGCGAAGTGGCACAAGCGGTTCTCCAACACCCTCGGAGTGGGACGCCGCTCGCAGGTCACGACGGGTCAAATCCGCACCGGGACCTCGCGCGTCTTCCGTCGCGGCTATGCCTAAGAGCCAAGTCCGGGTCATCCAGATCCCGACGATGCTCACCGAAAAGGGGAGCAAGGACGTCTACCTGAAGGCCGCGGACAACGGGCTTCGCGAGATCGGGGCGGTCGGCTCGTCCAAGGTGCAGGACCGGATCCGGGGCACCACCGACTCGCGTGGCTACAAGGGCCGCGTCGACAAGGCCCTCATGGTCAAGAGCATCACCGCAGGTCGCCCGCGACGGTCCGGCGAACGAGTCACTCAGGAGACGTTCAGCCAACCGCCTGCCTCCCAGTGGACTATCGTGAACGAGCTCGGACGTCGGCCCGGGAAGAAGCCTCCGCCGCCCAAGGTCATCGAGTCGTGGCTGAAGCGTACCCAGAAGGGCCGCAGCTTCTTGATGCGCGTAAAGGCGGACCTGCAGAAGGCCCGTCGCAAAGTCCCCTCAGACGCCATCCTCGCGGCCCGCATGGCATTCATCGTCGCGCGGTCGATCGGTCGTAAAGGCGTGCCCGGGATCTTCATGTTCAGGCGGACAGCCGAGGAGCTTCGCCAAGGCCTGTCGGCCAAGATCTTCGCTAAGCACCTGAACCGCCTCACCAAGGGAGGCAAGGCGTGAGCCTCGCGACGTCGGTAGCCCGCATCGCCTCGATCCTTGAGGCCGTGGCCGGAGTGTTCAATGTGAACGTCGGCCCGCTCATCACGAGGGACCGGCTGGAGGCCGAGGGCGAGCAGTTCATCGGCCAGCACCTTCGGAGCTGGGTGATCCAGTACGTCATCCAAGTGGGCCACCTCGGCGTTCAGGCGTCCGCTCATACGGAGCTGGACGTCACCGTCATTGCTCGCCACGAGGTGCAGGAGGGGCGGGAGCAGGAGACGTACACCGAGTTCTCGGCGCTGCTCGAGGAAGCCGCGCAAGCGCTCATCGTCGAAGGCTCCGGGATGCCCGCAATCGACGAAGCGGGAGTTACGATAGACTTCACCTCGGAGCCGCAGATCACCGACACGGGTCACCTCTGCTGGGAGGCCCAACTCCGGTTCCACTTGCTCGATGTGACCAGCTCATAGGAGAATCCAATGTCCTCGACCGGCCTGACCTTCGACTCCAAGATCGCCATCGAGAAGGCGACCACGTGGCTCACCCCGGCCTCCCTCGGCGCAGGCTCGCGGATCCCCGTGATCAGCGCGAACTTCGACGCGACTCCGGACATCATCGAGGACGATACGATTGTGGACACCGCCGAACGGGCGGAGCACGACCTCGGCCCGAGCCGCCTCAGCCCCGGGGACATCCAGAGCGCGTTCGACTACGCCCAGCACAAGATCCACTTGATCCTCGCCCTCATCATGGGGCAGGCGGGCGTACCGACCGAAGTGGAGGCCGCGGCTCGCTACAAGCACGTTCTCAAGTGGGTCCCGAACGTCCAAGGGCTGTTCGCCACCCTCGGAAAGGAGCTGGCGCTCGGCACGAGCAAAGCCCTACAGGTCGCCTCCGCCAAGCCTTCCGTCGTGAAGCTCAGCGGCAACGCGGGCGGGCGCATCGAGCAGATTGCGACGTTCCTCGGCGCTGGGTTCCTCCGCGACGTGGACCCGAGTTCGTGGGCCTTCGACGCGGACCCCAACCGGGGCGGCTCGGTTCACGGCCTACTCCAGCAAGGCGTCTTCCGGATCAATGCGGTCAGCGGCGGCGCCCTCGCCTCTGGCGATGTGGTCTACCCGAGGGACTTCACCCTGTCTCTCGACCGGGGGCACGCCGAGGAGGCGACCCGGGAGAACCTCATCGAGGAGCCGCAGCCGGACGGCTTCGCGTCGGTGAAGTTCGACATGGGGTTCTTCCGCGCGACGGAGGCCCTCGTCGACCTGCTTCGGGACTCGCGTGACAACAAGACCCCGCTCAAGGCGGACTACGTTTTCACCGGCCCGACCCTCGGCGCCGGCAACTACACGCTGACCAAATACCTCCCTCGGCTGGTCGTGACCCCGGACAGCGCCGCTCTCGACCTGCCCTCGGCCGGTCGGGTTCCGTTCGCCGTCTCGTTCAACGCCCACGAGGCGCCCTCGCTGCCGACTGGCTTCCCGACCGGCTACGTCGAGGCCCTCTGCATGGAGCTGGTCAACGGAACGAACGCCGACATCCTCGCGTAAGTCCTGACGCCGGGGGGCGAGACACCCTACGGCTGACGGTTTCGCTCGGGGGGCGTGGGCCTCCCGGGCCTTTGTCTCGGAGACCACAATGCCCATCCAGATCACCAAGAACGAGGAATGGTCCGTCGAGATCGACGGGACCACCTTCAAGGGCCGCTACCTCAGTGGCGGAGAGAACCTGAAGCTCATCGCGGAGCACACCCACCTCGGGAAGCTCGACGAGCAGGCCTACCAGCGAGCCCGCTGGGAGAGGTGCCTGACCGGCTGGGGCGAGCTCTACGGCGAGAACGGCAACCAGATCCCGTTCAGCGCGTCGTCCGCCGCGGACATCGGAGAGGCCCTCAGCGTGTCGCTCCAGAACATCCTGAACAACAAGATTCTAGGGACGGTCTTCGTCGCGAAAGAGGCCTTGGGAAACTCCTCGGGGTCCTGAGTCAAGCGGACGGCTCACCGGACCCACTCGCCAACGCCCATCGCCAGCTCGCAGAGGATCCCGCCTTCGACTTCGACGCGTCGATTGAGTACCTCAAGAAGTCGGGCTACGTCTTCCCGGATGCCCGCACGAAGGAGGCTCTCCGTGTTGCGAGCGTGGTCTATCGAGTAGGATGGCAGGGCGCTCGGGACCTGCTCACAATCGAGTGGACCGAGGCTGAGGCGGACTTCATGGCGGAAATGATCACGCGCATCCTCGACCACGAGCACGCTCTCCGCGTGGCCCGCGACTACCGGATGCTTGGGGGCTCGGAATGACTGGCCCGGTAGCTGCGAACTCGGTCCGCCTGAAGCATGAGGTGGACGCGAGCCAATCCATCGCGACCGCCAAGAAGATCGAGGGCGAGTACAAGAAGACCCACCAGAGCATGAACACTCAGGTGGCGTCGTCCGGCGAGGCCATGAAGACGATGGCGGACCGCGGCGCTCAGGCGACCGGGCAGATCGCAGCCGGACTCGGAGTCGCGACCGCCGCCGCAGCCTCGATGGAAGGTGCCTTCCTCGGCGCCGCAGGAGCCGTTCTGGGAGCCTTCGCCGCGGGAGGCCCGGTAGCAGGCGCCATCGCCATTGTCGCCGCTGGCGCGGGCGTGGTCATCGGCAAGGCCGCCAAGGCGCGGGAGGCCTTCGCCCAGTTCGGAGCCAACGCCGCGGCCGACACCGCATCCATCCGGGGCGAGATCGAGGCCATGAACGCCAAGCTCGACGAGGCCGCGGGGAAGAACCCCATCGAGCAGAAGCTGAAGGACATCCGCCGCCAGATCAAGCAAGCCGAGGAGATCTACGCGAACACCGTCCCGGCGAGCGATTACGAGGACTTCTTCGGTGGCCGGAGCGGCTCGGGCGTCGGATTCGCTGAGCAGATGAAGCGCTCGGCGCAGAGCATGAAGGAGATGTTCGGCGCCAAGAGCCGCGAGGATGTGGCGGCCGTTCTGACGGAGCTGGTCAACAAGGAGTCCGAGCTGTTGCTCCTCAGGAGCAAAAGCAGCGAAATCTTTGAGCTCGACGCGAACGTCACAGCGCAGACGCTTCTCGACCAGCTCAACGAGCAGAACAAGACGCTCACGACGAGGGACGCCAAGGAGCGAGCCCTGCTGGAAGTCGACCGCCAGATGCTCAAGGTCTGGAAGGACATCGACGCCGTCGCGGGCGGAGTGCCTCAGGCGACGGTCCGCAAGCTGGAGGACGCCATGGAGCGCCAGAAGGCCATCATGACGGAGGCCGTCGAAGAATCGTTCCCGACCCAGTTTGACCAGCTCATCGAGAGCACCGGGCCGACGCTCCAGAGCACCCTCTCCAGCTCCATCATGGCAGGCTTCAGTGAGGGGGCGGACGGCGCGAAGCGGGTCATGCAGAACCTGATGACCCAGATCCAAGGGAAGATCCTGAACATGGCGCTCGGCGCCGGGATGCAAGCCCTCGGGATGCCGGGGACCGGCGGAACCAAGTTCTTCGCTGAGGGCGGGACCATGGTTCACGGCCCGGGCCTCTTCGTCGCCGGCGAGGGCAAGGAACCGGAGCTGATCCAGTCGGACCGCCACCGCACGAAGGTCACGCCGCTCTCCAAGATGAACGGGGGCGCCTCTGGCGGCGAGGGCGGAGGGGGCGGACTCACGTTCGCGCCGGTTCTCGGCGAGGGGTTCATGAGCCTGCCTGCCACTCGCCAAGGGCAGATCATCGGAGAGGCGTGGATGAAGTTTGCTCGTGACGGGGTCGCAGGGAAGCGGCTCATGAGGCGGGCCGTGAAGCGGAGCCTGAACTAGTGAGCATCGCGATCTTCACCGAGATCCCGCGCGTCGGCGGTAGGGACGGAGGCAACCAGTTCACCGCGGCCCTGAACTACTCGGGCGGCGGCGAGCAGCGGGCCAAGACCCAGAGCAGGAAGTTCTCCCGGTTCACGATGGACTTCAAGCGGGACACCGCAGGTCGCGCCCTCATTGACGAGTTTTTCGACGACAGGGACGACGAGCTTGAGGCGTGGTTCTGGCGTCTCTCGAGCTGGTCGCGGGCGGCCTACTCGCTTCCGGCCGCCGTCGCCGCGCAGACGGTCTACCCCATTCCGACCGGCAAGCCCAACGGCGGGGACTACCCACTCGACAACGTGAACGCCATCTTGAAGCTGGACGGCTCGCCGGTCACCAAAACAGTGCAGACGGAGGCCCGGACCATGACGGCCTCGGTGGGCGCGACCGGCGGCGAGCTGGTCACCATCGAGTACGACTTCTACCGCCTGTTCCGGCTTGAGGCGCCTTTCGAGTGGACCCATATCGCGGCCGGTGACGGTTGGTTTCAAACGGCCTTCGGGGTCGTGGAGGTCGAGGCGTGACCCGGGGCCTTCCGTCATCCCTGCTGACCGCCCTCCAAGCCGCCAGCCTCACGCCGATCCATCTCGTGGAGGTCTACACCGGCCTCGGGTCCCCGAGTGTCGTCAGGGTCACGGACTGGGACCACGACATTGAATTCCCGACCGGTAGCGGGACCGTCTACACGAGCCGCAGGGCGGAGAACGGCATCGCCTTCGACGGAGGCGAGATCGGCGTCGACCCCGGTTCGGAGGACGGCGCGACGGAGATCCGCTTCGGTGACGGCGACCGCTACTGGCGCGGGCTCGTTGACTCCGGGATGGACCTGTCTCGCCAGATGGTCAAGATCATGCGCGTCGAGAACTCGCAGCTCGGGAGCGAGTCGAACCGGATGCTGAACACCTTCCTCGTGGACTTCCCCGAGTGGCCTGACTACGAGATGGTGCTCCACCTCAAGAGCCTCCTCGCCCTGCTCACGCAAGTCGAGCTGCCTATCGGCATGGTGACGCGCGAGGAATACCCCGGGATCCCCGCGGAGTAGTCGTGAAGCTGATCGCCACCCTCCTCGCCTACGGGCAGTTCATCTACGCCCTCGTGATGTTCGCGATCTCGGTCGCGATCACTCTCGCGACGCGTCCGGGCAATCAGTCGTTCTCATCCTCACCGACCTACTCATTCGACAACCTCGGGAACAACCGCGGTGAGGGCGCCCCGAAGACGGTCATCCTCGGCAAGCGGAACCGGGTGAAGCCGCAGATCACCTCTACGACCATCACCACCTCGGAGGGCCAGCAACGGTTCAAAGGACTGTACTTCGTGTGCAGGGGCGAGATCGCCTCGATGGATGAGGACTGGCGCGAGCGGCTCCGGATCAACGGCGTCTCCGCCAGCGAATTCCCCTCGGTGAAGGCTCAGTTCCGGTATGGAACGGCGGACCAGACCGTCATTCCCGGGGCGGACACCGTAGGGACCGCGCACGACCAAGGGAATCACCACCTTGGGTTGGACCAGAGCAAGATCCACGAGATACAGGACCCCGACGCGGAGACGCTTCAGCTCCTCTTCGTCGCCCGGGGCGGCATCATGAAGGCGACCGGCAAGGGAGGAATCCGGCCCTCCGCCGCGGGCGTCCGCTTTGAGGTCTACAACGAGGCCTACGACCTCTGGGAAAAGCTGACCATCTTCCACGATGGCGTGCCTGCCGTGAACGCGGAGAAGTTCCACGACAACCGGGAGGCGGACGCGCCGACGCTGAGCTGGGTCAAGAACGGCAACTTCGCTTATGCCGACATCGCCACCGAGAACCCGGAATGGTCGCGAGTCGAGGAGGACGGTTACGGCCGGAAGGCGGGCGAACTGTTCGTGATCGACGAGACTCGCTCTCCGGTCAATATGCAGCTCGACATCCACTTGCCGACCACCTCTCAGAACAAGGGCAAGTACACGAAGGTCCGGGTGACGGGGCTGGTCGAAAACGACTCCAACGACACCCGCGAGTGCGACTTCACCACCGTCATCGAGGTCAAGGACGCCGAGGCGGATGCTCACCCCGGCGACGTCTTGATGCTGCTGGAGGGGCTCGCGAGTGAGGAGTTCCAAGGGGGCGTGCCCGAGGTCGAGCTGGACAGCACCGGCCTGCTCGTGACGGATCCCCGCACCGGGGTTCGCGCCGAGTCCGAGAATCCTTGGGTCCTGCTTCGCGAGGTGCTCACCAACAAGGTTTGGGGCCTCGGCCTGTACCTGCCCGAGCCTTCCGTTCTGGACGACGGCTCTGGCTTGAGCTGGCGGGCCGAGATGGACTACGCTGACGGACTGGTCGCCGTGGACTCCGCGGAGGGCGGAGGGGCGGAGGAAGCCCGCTATCGCCTGAACTACGTCATGGACGTCAAGGCCCCGGCCAACGACCATATCGCGCAAATCCTACTGAGCTGCCGAGGCTCCATCTACGAGGTGCAGGGCGTTATCAAGGCCGCGAGCGATCGCGTGTCTTCCTCGGTCCGGACCTTCGACGCGCGAGCGGACCAGACCACGAACCGCAAGAACGTCATTCGGTCGCCGGACAACCGCAGCACCATCAAGATCCAGCCGGTTCCGGAGGCGGAGATCTACAACGTCGTCCGGATCCTTTTCCTGAACAGCGCCGAGGGCTACGAGAAGCAGACCTACACCCTGCCGCTCAATGACGATGTGGGCGTGACAGTCCGCGAGGTCCCCCTTGAGCTGCAAATGTTCGGGATCGTGGACCTGTCGCAGGCGCAGCGAGAGGCCCGCTACCACCTGAACACCGCCCAGAACTCGACGCTCCTCGCGGAGTTCAACGTCGGGTGGGGCGACTCCGATCTGGAGCCCGAAAACAAGGTGACGGTGCTGGACGACTACCGCTACCCGAGCGGCAAGGTGTGGCGCCTCCTCGTTCCTGTCTGGAGTCCCACCGGACTCGGCCGCCTCCAGTTGCGCGAGGCGAACGACGACAACTACGACGACGCGTTGGACACGGTTCGCCCCGTCAAGGCCGTTCACCGCCGGTACACTGACGCCCAGTGGAAAGTGAGCATCGGCGTATCGCGGGTTCAGGCTACGAAGTCAGCCCCGAAGGTGGCGGCCGCCTCGCCGGCGCCTCCGAGCGGCTACCCGAAGGCGGCCTCCAAGCCCACGAGCTTCGTGCTGAAGGTCCGGGCCTTCATGGCGGCCGCTCGCAAGAAGGGCAGTAAATTCTAATGCTGATCCCCGTCGAGCTGTCTTGGTCGGTCCGCGTCCACGAGAACCAGCGCAAGGACTACCGGGTCTACGCGAGCAAGTCCCCTGAGACGCTCGGTACGTTGATCGGGACTCCCACCGCGCCCCGGATCGAGTTTGAGATCGAAGAAGGGTCGTGGTACTTCCGCGTCGTCCGGAGCTATCGGAACGGCTCTGTCGAGGACTGGCGAAACGCAGCCGTGACCGCGGAGATGAACGTCGCGCGAGACGCGACCGCTCCGACCACGCCGAACAATGCGGTCGTGTCCCAAGTGGAGCCCGGTAACCAGTCGCGGATCAAGGTGGACGACCTGCCTTCGGACGACCCGGACGCGACCACCGAGGTCATCCAAGGCTCCTCTCCCGAGCAGGGCCAGCTCATCGGCCACCAACCCGCCCGGTACGACGCCGCGGACGAAAACCACTCGCCCGGAGGGGCGCCGGGACCTGACGTCCTCCTCTACGGCTCCGGGGCGCCCCATGGCGCCGGAACGGACCGTCGGGTATGGGTCCGGAACCGTAGCCAGTCGGGAGCCCCCAGCGCAGCCTCAGCGCCTCAGAGCGTGCCCTTCTTCGACCGGCCCAATCACGGTCGCGTGACGATCATGGACCTGAACGCCGGAGTGCTGACGCATATCACAGCCCCGGCCCTCACGGACCCGTGGGAGATGCCGGGGTCTGAGATCCAGCTCAAGGAGATCCCGGCCGCGAATGCGCTGCTCGCGGCGAACGGTTGGGGCTCTGCAGACGCGGGGCTGTTCGCGGAGACCCCGGCCGGTGCGGAGTTCCTGACGTCCGGGCTGGTCGAGTCCGACGAGAAGGACCTCGCAGCCATCTTGACCTTCAAGCTGGAGTTCTACGACGACACCGAGCGCCGGTCAGCCACGACCAAGACGATGCCCGCTACGTCATGGTCGCGCTTCCCGGTGAACGCCGCGGGGGTGACCCGCCTCGTGGGCTCGCCCCTCGGGCCGGAGTGGTATCTCACCGAATACACTCAGGAGTGCAAGCCCAAGCGGCCCCTCACCGGGGTCAAGTGGTTCGTCAAGTACGGCGACTCGTCGCCTATCTCGATGGACTATCGGCAGGCCTTCCCGGGCGAGCGGATCAAAGCCCGGTACGTTCAAACCGCCCTGCTCATGGCGGACCCGATGGGCAAGCACCAACTCAAGGCGTCGCGCATCTCGGCGGAGGCCGTCTTTGAGTACGCTCACGACGGCGGGACCGAGACGGTCGCGGGAGGCATCTCGACCAAGATCGTGCAGACCCGCTCGGATCCGGTGACGGGGCTCGCCAGCCTGTTCACGAACAAGCTCATTCCGGTCACTCAGGAAACGAACGCCGTCGCCTACTGGACAAGGGTGATCGCGGTGAACCCGGCTCTCGGGCAGTTCACGGTTCAGGCCATGACCGCCACCGGAGCGGATTATTTGGCTGGCCCTTGGGGCTTTCATTGGCAGGCGTTAGGATTCTAGAGGAGCACCCATGTCACAAGACTGGCACAATTCAAGCGTAGATCAGCCTGTCGGCGGCGAGGATGGCTGGGTCTGGCTGGAGCGGCTCAAGAAGGGCGTCAACGCGAGCCGGACCATGTACCGCGGATCGGGTGACCCGAGCAGCGGAGCCTCACCCGCTTGGGGCGCGACGGAGCTCGGCGTCCTCTGGCTCGATGATAGCGACCCCATCCAGACGACGTGCTGGCAATGGTCGCAGCTCGACCTCGGCCCGACCTACGGTTGGCGCCTCACGCGGATCCCGAAGGTGAAGTGGCTGACGGCTCCGAGCGCATGGACGTTCAGCCCTGCCTCACCGGCCGCCGCTGACGTCGCGTGGACCGCGCAGGACTTGGCGAGCCAGCTCGACACTCTGCAGGACTCTCCGGCCGTCAATCACCTCGTGCTGGCCGTCTACGTGTCGATCAAGTTCCGCACCGGGGCCTCGGAGACCGTCCCCCTCACTGACGACTGCTACATCGCGTTCAGGACCACCGGAGGAACGAACGAGAACCGCTTCTACCCGCAGGTTCAAAACCGATTCATGCAACAGAAGTTCTGGCTTCCCCTCTCGACGCTCGAGAAGTTCGACTTCAAGGTTGAGGTCGGCGGCGGGACCCCGGCGTTTGAGTACGAGCTGGCCATCGAGGGGCTCATGGAGCTGGCCTTGTGATAGGCTGATCGCGGATAATTCGGCAGGAATTAGGAAGGCCCTCGTGAACGTGACCAGCTCTCAGAAGTATGCCGTCGACTTGCTAGCCCGCGGGCTCAACGGCATCACTTTGACTCTCGTGCTTGGCCTTGGGACCTACGCTTGGAATTCCTCCTCGCACAACGCGGAGACGATCCAAGAGCACATGACGGTAGGCACTGTCCACGAGACTACCGAACAGAAAACCAACCGAACGCGGTCCATCGCGTCGGAGGAAGTGGATAAGCAGGCCGAGAAGGTGCAGGCGCAGCTCGACAGGATCGAGGGGATTCTGGAGAAGGTGCGCGACAGGCTCCCGAACGGCTCAAGCGACTAAGGAAGGACCCACCATGAAGCACCTGACCCTTTTCCTGACCGCCCTCGTGGCCCTTGCGCTCACCGGATGCACCGCACCGGGGCAGGGGGGCAAGTCGCAGCAAAACAACCCCAACGCCGTCGCCGGCGCCCAGAACGTCGGTCGCTCGCAGGGCGCCACGAGCACCATCACCATCGGCGGGGACCAGACGTACAACTTCAATATTGCTGGCTCGGCTGACAATGAGGCCTTGCTCATGTCCATCGAGGCGCTCAATAAGGAGATCGAGGACTTCCCGGAGAGCGGCGCCCCGGGCGACCGCGCGAAGCTGGTCGAGGCCCGATCCAAGCTCATCGAGAAGCTCCAGAAGGTGCCCGGTGTCACGATCACGCTGACGGGGGATGCGGAGGGGGGCGGAGCGGACTCGGCGGCCGCAGCGGGCGAAACGGGCGTGCCACCGGCAACGTCACCCGACCGGCCGGAGTAGGTGAGCCGTGGCCGACGAGGCGAAGGCCTTCTGGGACGCGCTTTATGGCGCCCTCGTCGCTCGCCGGATCGACCCCTACACCGCGAAGGCCGTCCGGGCTCATGTTCAGTCGATCATGCTGCCTTACATCGACGCCCTTCGCGAGCATCCGGACATGACCCCGGAGGCGTTCGCCGCCTTCATCCTGATTTTCATTGGAGAGGATTGACCATGCAGGTGCAGGAGTCCAAGCTCAAGAGCCGCAAGCTCTGGTGGGGGATTGCCGCCCTGACCGCCTCGACGACGCTGGCCTTCCGCGGTGTCATCACGCCTGAACAGTGGATCGAGCTGTTCCGGTATCTCTCCGGTTTCTACCTTGTCACGCAAGGCTCGATTGACCTGATCACCAAACTGAAAGGTCGCTGATGGTCTCCTCCCAACTCCCCCAAGGCCTCACGGTCGAAATCACAATTCAGGGACCCGGTGGGGACCCTATCGGAGACTGCCGCATCGTTGGCTTCGCCGGTGGCGTCAGTTCCTTCAGTGGCTCAGTCGGCACCCCGCTCGTGATCCCGGTGCTGGTCGCGAACGACAACCCGGGCAAGGCCTACAAGGTGGTCGACGCCATCGCTGAGCGAGTGGATGGCGCGAGCGTCGTGAGTGACGTTCCGGCCCCGACCGTCCCCCTTCCCGCGGGCGTGCTGGACACGCAAGTCGATGTCACGCTCGTTCCGCTCGCGAGTGTTCGCGGATCCAAGTCCGGGACCTACCGGATCTTCCTGCTCGTTGACGAGGCGTGATGCCGGTCTTGGACTCCAACCTCCCCGCTCCGCCTCCGCCCAG